CCAAAATGCGTACAGATCTTCTACCCTACATAAGAATAGCGCCCATGAAATAAAGCAGAGCATGCCGCCGTTTTTATTCGCCCTGCCACTAAACAGAAAAGACTATATCTTTGATGTTACGAATAATTTCTATGCAATCATAAACATATCGGTGTATATCTGGCAGTTTCCAAGGGCAAACATTAGTGATATAATGGTATGAAACGAACGAACGTTCGATTATTTCCACAAACCGGACATATACTGTAATGTAGGTGGTAATTGCAATAGGGAGGGTTATTTATGGATTATAAGAAAGAGATTATTGAGATGATAGAAAAAGCAGACCATGACCAATTATATACAATATTTAGATTTATAATATCATTTCTAGGACTGAAATAAAGAAAAGGGGCAGGAGTTACATCCTGTCCCTATCTTTTTACTCCTCTTTCTTGTCCGCTAAAGCGTTCGCAAGTTTCTGAAGTGTTTCCCATTCTGATTCATTTAGATTAGCAAGTATTTCTACTAATCGTATCTTGAAGCTATCTGCTTCTCCATTCAGAACTGAACCAACGAAATCCGCAATCTCGGATTTTCTCTTATTCTGGATGAACATATCACCTGTTCCCTTAGTCAGCCATTCGTAGTTGACTTTGAATTCCCTACAGATATCCTTGACAGTTCGATCTGATGGAACTCTTTCTCCTTTTTCTATCATCCAAACATAGTTCTTAGATACCCCGATTTTCTCGGCGAACTCATCCTGAGTCATCTTCGCAGTTTTTCTTATTTGTTGAATCCTGGTATTCACTCTTTTCACCTCCTATTCTTAACTGCAAGTATATAGTAGCACAAAAATCTAACTCTGTCAAATTTTTTGTGAGATTTACGCTTGACAAATCTATCTGAGTGAGGTATTATAATAACACAAGGTAACACAAAGCCTTGAGCGTTTACCACAATCTGATAGAAACAAGGCTTCTATTAAATAAAAAGAAACTGCTAGGGGTCTCGTCCCTAACAGCTCTTTACCAAATTTGTTTACCCTATGTACTTTGCAGGCTGACGCCGCATCTGACGAGACCAAATGCTTCTTGAAGCACCTTGTCACTTTCGCAGTCTTGGTTCTGCAACATGCCTAATCGCTGACAAAACAATCAGAGCCGTCTTTGACCTGTTTTGACTGTCGAGGTATCAGTACGGACGGATTAAGAGCAAAGGGAACAGGCAAATTCAAAAGTTGGGTCATGATAACCACTCCTTTCCTTTGCCAATAGGCATTAACTAGGATAACACAAATAAGTGGTAAACGCAACTAAAAATAAGTAGGAGGTGATTCTTTGGAACGTCTTTACACCTGTGAAGAAATCGCTCGGAGATATAGTGTAAAAGTTCCTACCGTGTGGAGATGGATACGGAATAAACAACTTTCGGCAATCAATCTGAACGGCTCTGGTTACAGAGTGTCAGAAAGTGACTTAGTTGCTTTTGAAGAATCAAAACGTGTAAGAAAGGAGTGAATATATTGTCTGAGAAAGAAAAGAAGATTCTCGAATCAATAGCCAAGGCAGTTCCCAATATGTCAGAGTTTGACAAGGGATATTTTCTTGGGGTTGGAGAAACAATCGCAAAATACAAGAATCCTGATAAAACAGATAGGTTTCTTGAGTCGAAGATTCCAGAACGGAAGGAGCGAAAAATATGAAACGCCATCCAATTATGGAATATGTGATTCCAGCAATTGTAGCAAGTGCGGCAACAGTTTTAATCCGTTTAGTGCTGGGGTGGTAAGAATCGAGGAGGTGAAAACAAATGTTCCGCAGAACACCGTCAAAATATGACAACATGACAAAATGGGAAATTCTGGATTCCATAAACAGTGACCCTCATTATTCACATGGGAAAATGGCTAGACAAGCACACAGAGCGTTGCGCAAGTATGGTGACGGATTACCAATCATTTACAGATATCCGAATTTCCCCTATTTGTTATCTGCATTTGCTGGAGGATTCTCAGCTGTGACCGTATTCATTTTATTTTCGTCAATGTAAACATTGATTACCTGTCCAGATTTGTACAGTGCAAATAAGCTGATTACGATGGCGACAATGGATAGAACAACAGGGATATACCACCGTCTGCGGTCTCTTACATAAGAATCATAAAAAGCTTTTCCAGCTGACTGAATGCAGACAATGGTTGGTGCGATTCTAGAATCGGTATCTTCTTTACTGTATTTAATGAACCCGCGTTTCCCAAGATATTCTATTTCCCCTTTTTCTGAATTGGAAAAATCAGACAACGGTATATCAGTTTTATAAAGACGTTTTAACAATTTGATTTGTGAACCAGAAATTTCCATAACATCTCTCCTTTCACAGGAGAGTATATCACAAGAAAGGAGTGAGTGCATGTCTGAAAAAGAAAAAAGAATCGTTGAAAAGCTGAAAAACGCGATTCCTAATATGTCAGAATTTGACAAGGGATACATTCTTGGTAAGACGGAAAGTTTTTCCGAGAATAAGCCAGATGATTCTGATAAGGCACAGAAAGAAAGTTCTTAACTTGGAGGTGAAAAGCTATAAAGAAAATAAAGAAGTTTCTTCACTGGTATTTCTGTGAACCAAGAAAGACATTGCTTGAATGGTTTATGAAAAAATACCCAAACTTCCCAATACATATTTCAATAGCATCTTTACTGCTAATAATGCTTCGCCCAGAAGTGGAATCCTGTATACATCATATCCGGCAAATAGTGCAACGATTGATATTACTGTTGGAATAATGAATCGGAGCCGTTCTTTTCGCTTAATGCGAAAATACATTTTCCCAGCTCTGTTTACAGTATAAATTCCATTTGGCCTGTCAAGAAGTCCAAGCCGATGAAGATAGTCAAGTGTTTGGCAATTGAATAACCTATTGAATTTAAAAATTGGGAGCAGACGAAGAACTATCTTTTCTCTTAAAGAAAGTTCAATGTTAGAAAAATCAATATTATTCACGATACGTTCCTTTCTTAATTTCTAGCATGCTGGTTCTGGTATTTACAGAATAAGAGCGTATAGGTGAAATGTCAACACAATGTAATTAAAAGCAACACAGGAGGTAAAGAAAAATGTTAGACTGCACCGTCAGTAAAAATATTCTCGGTCAAGTTTCAGTTCAACTCGAAATGACGAGCCACGACTGGTCGAAATTAGAAACGTCCGGTGTGTGGAGTCAGATGGAACAGATTCTAATGGAATCTGAAACACAAAATAACTGCTGTTCCCGCCATAACTATGCTGAAGAGATTCCAAGCGAGCAGACAGATAACGAATACCTGAAAGAGCAGTTCGGAATATATTCGCGTTATGTGAAATCATTATCCACTTGCACACACGTTTTAACAGTTATTTCAATAATTGCTCTAACAATTTCAATAGTGGCTCTGATTGTATAGAAATTGAGAAAAGACCGGTAATCAGTGCAATGATGGACAGAACAGTTGTTATCCAAAATCTGGATATATCTTGAAAATATGCTTTCATGGCAACTTCTCCTGCTTGCGTGATTTCATATTCGTACTCTCGCAATCTTGAGCGCATAAAGCATTTTTTGTTGAAAAGGTATTTGCAGGCATCTACTTCACGCTGATTGATAGGAGTAAATCCACAATTTCTTAAAGCTTTTTTCAATATTTTATATTGATATCTTGTTACCAAATGAGCACCTCCTTTACAGGAGAGTATATCACAAAATTCAAAAGACGAAACAAAGAAACTGTGCATTCACAGTAATTAAAGAGGAGGAAGAAAATGAAGAAATTTGAATTAACATCAGAAACCAAAATTAACATTTTCGGAAAGAAACTTTTCCGAATCAAAGCACTCATTTCATTTGCGGATGTAGAAGCCGGAGAAACTGGCGGATGGGTAGAAAAAGAAGGAAATGTAAACCAGTCCGGCGATGCATGGGTGTCCGGCAATGCAGAGGTGTACGGCAATGCAGAGGTGTCCGGCAATGCAAAGGTGTACGGCAATGCAAAGGTGTCCGGCAATGCAGAGGTGTCCGGCAATGCAGAGGTGTCCGGCGATGCATGGGTGTCCGACAATGCAA